GCCTTGTAAGCGGTAGGTCGTCGGTTCAATCCCGACCTCCGGCTCATACAGTACCTGACCTGCGGAAACGCAGTCAAGACCACAGGCCAGCGTCGATGGATAGCTCAGCACACCGCTTGACCAGGTATAAACTGTAGGCGTGACCACACCCAGAACCACCCCCATCGAGCGGCAGATCGTGAGCTTCGACCGCTGGCTGAACTTCGAGAACAAGTCGGGCAAGACCAGGACCGTCTACACCAACGCAGCTCGCAAGTTCGCCTCGTGGGTAGCCGAGCACCATGCCGTGCGGGACTGGGCGGACGTGACTCGTGACCACATCCAGGGGTTCGTCATCTCGATCCTGGACACCCGCTCTGCGGGCTACGCGAGCAACCTGTTCCGGGCACTCCAGCAGTTCTCCAAGTGGTACAGCACTGAGCATGACGAGGACCACCAGAACCCCATGGCCGGGATGAAGCCACCGATGCTGCCCGAACAGGAGACACCCGTCCTGCGCGAGAACGAGCTGAAGGCACTGCTCAAGTCATGCGAAGGGAAAGAGTTCGTCCAGCGTAGAGACGCAGCCATCATCTACCTGTTCCTGGACTCAGGCATTCGTCGTACCGAGCTGGCAGCTCTGCGGGTTGAGGATGTGGACCTGGACCACCGTGAGGTGACCGTGCTCGGAAAGGGTCGGCGCACTCGCACCGTTGCGTTCGGCCGGAAAGCGGCATGGGCTCTCGACCGCTACATCACTGAGCGGGACAAGCATGCACTGGCCGAGCTGCCCGAGCTGTGGCTAGGAGAACGGAACAAGCAAGCTCTGACCGGCTCCGGGATTGCACAGATGCTGGAACGACGCGCGCTCAAGGTTGGGCTCGAGAAACTGCACCCGCACATGCTCCGACACACCTGGGCTCACATGATGAAGCAGGCGAACATGTCAGACGAGGAGATCATGAAGATTGCTGGTTGGAGATCGCCAGCGATGATGGCCAGGTATGCGGCGTCCACCGCCTCGGAGCGGGCAAGGGAGTCGAACAAGAGGCTGGCACCAGGGGACCGGCTGTAGGACAGATCTGAGCGGGCTCAGATCGTCCGGAAGGGACCGCCGCCAGAACTCTGTCGGTGCGTCCCTGTAGGCCGTGCATTCCAGGTCAAGCAGTCTTCAGCAGACCGACGAACGTAGCGGGCGTGGGTGGTTGGAAGGGTACGGAAAAGATCTTGCGTCCTAGGAAGACACCTCGTACTCGTAGGTGATGACCTTCCCTGGTGGGATCACGTACTCCCCGTACTCGATGACCGCCCCGTCCCTGTCGTGCCAGAGGTAGGTGCCGGCGAGGACTGGTGCCCCGATCCTGATACCCAGATGTCTAGCCTCTCGATCGTCACACTCTCTGGCCTCGTAGTAGTCCCTGGCCGTGGAGAGCCGTCGAGCTACAGCCTGTTCGATCATCTGCACAGATGTGGGATCGTCGGACACCAGCTCGGTCAGCAAGTCCCTGATCGCGTGGGGAGAGAACCAGGACACGGAGAGCATGGCTGCCTTGCTCCGGTTCAAGGTGACCCACTCGCGCCTGACCACTTCCTCATCGCCGGTAGCCAGCAGCTCGCTCACGTACCTCGGTGGACGGACGATGCCAGCGGAGATGATCCGGACGGACTCCGCGGTGCCTTCAGCTCTGCCCGTGGTGCGCACTCGACGGAGCCGATCATGGGGTGCTGAAGCTGATCGGGTGTCGACCACGAACGTGCCTTGCGGCGAGCTGTAGACCAGGCCCTCAACCTGCAACTGCGTTATCGCTTTGGCTGCCGTGGCCGTGGCTACGTTGTACTCCTTAGCGATCTCCGCGATGGTCGGTAGACGTGCGCCAGCCTCACGGGTCCCGTCGATGATCTCTCTGCGGTACCTGTCGGCGATCTGCACATACGGCGGTGCAGGACGGTCTAGCGCCATACGCCAAAAGCTACCGGACGGTCATCTGCGATCGTCATCTAGCTCACGAACACCTACGTGTACTAGCATGCTCGCAACCACCACATCGAGGGACATGGTGGCCACGGGAGAGCGGGGCGGGACGGACCGGCCTCTGTGTCGCTCTGCTCTCCGTCAAATCTGGGGAGGGTTTCGTGCGTAACGTGTCCTGGGCTGATCTCTGGGCGTCGGAGTCTCAGCAGCTCATAGCCGACCTGAAGCGTGACCGTGGACGGGTCATGTTCACCATGCACAGGACAGAGGACCAGGCGGAGCGGGAAGCACTGGTGAAGGAGATGGATGGGCTGGACGCTCTCCTGAGGGTGGCACAGATCGACTACGACGAGGCCGTTGCCGTGGCGGGACATCCGGACCACCTACCCGTACGCACATAGCCCATACCTGTGCACGCCTAGACCCCGGTGCCCTGTCCGCCGGTAAGGTGAGAGCGGGTTCTCTTCGCATAGCTGGTGAGCCAGTGGTCGAGGGGGACCCGCTCTCATGCTCTGGAGACACAAAAAGGGCCAGCCCTCCCGATGTGGAAGGACTGGCCCCTCTTGTATTCATGTGAATAGCTTGCTACTCAGCCTTGGCCCGAGTCCGCTTCTTCGGAGTCTCGTCCGGGGTCTCCGGGTTGGAGAACGCAGCAGCAGGCGGCTCAGCCTTGGCCCTGGTGGACTTGGCCTTGACCGGTTCTGGCTGCACTGCGTCCGGGTTCGAGCGGTTCGCGTGGTAGGCGTCGATGATCTCGGACTTGATGCGACCGCGCTCGCTGACCTCCCAGCCAGCTCCAGGTGCCCACTCCCGAATCCGCTTGTTCAGCTCTGGGTCCGCCATGGCCTTGCGACCGGCGCCCCGCTTCGCGGTGACCCGACGTGCGTTCGGGATGAACTCGCCCAAGCCGTCACGCAGCTTGTCGGCCAGCTTCCCGACGAGGTCGATCTCGTACAGCACGCCGTCCAGTCCGAAGAGGACGGTCTCGACGTTCTCGGTCTCGCCAGTGATGTCGCAGTAAGCGACGACGATGCTCTGCGTTGCCATTACTTCTTTCTCCTCTTCCTGGTTTGGGATGATCTTAGCGACAGCCCCTGCATGTGTGCCTTCAGGGCTGCCTTGGCGCGTATCGCCCTTTCATTTGGATCTAACGATCCGGTCGGGTCTACTTCCTTTTCCCACCTGGCATTCCATGCCCGTCTCGCTGGTGCGGTCATCGCCTTGCGGTCGGTGGTGTGTGCCACTCTTGTATTGGCTGCGATACGTGCGACCAGACTTCTTGTTGCTGGGTCAGCGGCGACCATTACTTGCTACTTCCGAGGCTCTTTCTCGGTGCAGCCAACCATTCTCCGGTGGAGCAGTTCCATCCGACCTTGTCGCCGCGGATGTCGGTCCAGAGCCAACGGACTCGATCGGAGACGTCAATGCACCACAGCATGAACCTCAGGCCAGCCAGCTCCATCACGCCACCCCTGCAACTCGGACCACCAGTCCCGCCACGCCCAGCAATGAGGCCAATAGGAATATCGTCCATCCGATCCTGGTTCTAGGCATTGCTCTCCTCCAGGACGGGCTTGTGGTTCTGGATGTACTCGACAAAGCGTTCGTTGCACAGTGCGTGCGGTGAACGCTTCTGCCGAATGAGCTGGATAGCCTGCGGACCCGTGTAGCCCATCCGCATGAGCGCGAACGCCACGACCAGGCCGGAACGGTTGTATCCAGCTTGGCAACGGACGAGGACTTTCTTCCCGGACTTCACGGCATCTGCCACCAGGTCGGCAATCAGCTCGACCATGAACAGTCCGCCGTCATTCAGTCCGTTCTCTTTGTCGTCAGGAATCTCGCATATGACGTGCGGAACGCCTACGCTCGGACCAGAGCCAGACTCTGTGTATAGGGACACGACCGAATCGAACTCGTCACGCACCACGACTGGCAGCCATGGGCTCGAGAACTTCTGCATCGGGTCGTAGACATGGCCACCCATGAACAGGTTCGGGACGATCTCATTCCACTCGTCACGGGCGGCGGGAACGTAGTACGGCATGTCAGTGCTGCCCGCACAGCTCGAAGGTGATGGAGCGCTCGCGGTCACTGTCCTGGATTGTGGCGTGCAAAATCTTCAGTCGCTCACGGGCAGCCGCAGCCAGGATCTCTGCACGCTCCTCTTCCCGTCCCCGCTGGACCCCTTGCTGGAGTCCACGATGGAACTCGTCCACCTGTTCGCGCCTGAGTTTGCCTACCTTCAGGGTCAGCTTCTCGTTCCGCTCGATCAGGTCTCGCTCCGACTCGGCCACCGCCGAGACCCGGTGAACGAGGTTGTTCAGCTCCACGGAGAGGAGGGGGTCCATGCCGACAGCCTTGGCGATCTCTCGCAGGAATCTCTGCTGGTTCTGGTTCTTCTCCGTCAGCCTGGCAATCTCCTTGTCCTTCTCCGCGAGCCGGTCCTTCACCTCCTTTCCGAGAGTGTTCAGGTCGAGCTGTCCGATGGGCAGGCCGATCGCATCAGTGACCGCAGAGATACACATGGCCTGACGTGCGTTGCGGTCCTTCAGCGTTGCGATCTCTTCCGCATTGGCAGTGACATGGATCGGTGGGTACTGCTCGAACCGTGCCTTGATCCGAGCAACGATGTCTGCCACGCCACTCCTGGACAGGAATGAAAACCCAGAAGGACGGCCGGACAGATTAGCAAGTTGTGCCATGGCTGCATGAACGTGGGCATACTGATTCACCCCCGACTCTCGGCCGCGTGCGTATGCTTCCTGAACCGCAGTGTCGATCGCAGCCTTGCCGTCCGCCACGATCTCTTCGTACTTCTTGACCGTTGTCATTCCGTCTCTCCTCACAGTTCCTTGAGCTTGCTGCCGAACATGGCGATGAGGCCGGCGTTGCTGAACCTTCCGAGTCCCTCTAGTCCGAGCCAAACCATCGTGCCCTCCTCCTTGATGAACCTCCGGCCAGTCTCGGTGGACTCCACAATGGACCCGCACCGCAGCTTCATCAGTTCGGCGTAGGACAGGGTCGGAACCCGTTCCGGTGGTGGCTTCAGCTCGGCCGTGTTGGCCACCGGTTCCTTCGGTTCGTCCTTGGCCTTGGCCTGCCGCTCTGCCCGCTTCTTCTTCAGCGCCTCGATGCGGTCCTTCCTGGACTGGCCGTCCGCAGGGATCTCAGTTGCCTCGACCCAGTGCTCCCGGTCCTTCCTGGTCGGTGCCGCCACTACCTGTTCCCATCGGGACGGCTTCGGCCGCATGTACTCCAGGTACTCAACCTGCATGATGTTGAACACGACCGCAGCAGCATGGTCCTCGTCGGTCTCCCCGCACATCCACTGCATGAGGTGACGCATGGCGCTGTCGTACGCGCGCTCCAAGGCTTCCGGGTCCCATCCAGACTCCCAGTTCCGGTCTCCGTACTTGACGGCACCACGGGCGAGCAGCTCGGCAACGCGCGTCAAGATCTGCTCGTTGTACGGGACCTCCTTCGGAACCATCAGGTTGAACCGCGGCTTGCCCTCGTTCGTGTCCCGCTTCATCCCGTTGGCGTACTGCTGACGCTTGCCAGAGTCCTTTGTGGTGTATGCAGTGACGGTCATGCTGCCACCTCCAGGAAGTCGTCCTTCAGGTCGGACGCTGTGACCACGAGCGTCGTGTGTGGCATGTCCGCCCGGTGTAGGACAACCCAGGTGCAGCCCTTGAAGGCGTACCCGATGCCGAACTCCCACGTGTCTGGCGGCTCGCTGGTCCGATCAGCCATGTGGTCCTGCACCCACGTCTTCGATTGATACTTACCCATCTGTCTTTCCTCTCATCCGCCGCAGCACGCCGATCACTTGATCCTTGGTGATGTTCAGTTCCTGGCTGATCGCAAGACGGGACATGCCCTGCTCGTTGAGCCTCACGATGTCAGCCTTGATCGCAGGAGTGGTGGGGTTCACGGTGTCGACAGCAGCCTTCCGGATCGTTCGACCGTTGATCGCCCGGAATCGCTGCCTCTTCGTCTCCGCACCCCACGTCCCGTACGGTTCCTGCCGCTCCCTCGCACCGGTCAGGCACGCGACCCGTTCCGGGCAGGGTTTACACAGGGCAACAGCTCTGCGTTCGTCAATGCTTCGCTCACTGAAGAACAGCGCGTGCTTCCCCTTGCAGGGGAATGGTCGATCTTCCCTGTGCATTGGTCAGCACTCGAAGATCAGGTGCCGATGCGTGTCGGGTCGTTCCTGGCAGGCGACCGGAGCTAGTGCTTCGCTCGCGCAGATCTCCCACCAGGACTCGATCCCAGTCGGGTTCTCCGTGTTCATGCGCTCCGTCGCGGCCTCGTCGGACAGTGACGTGCATGCCCTTGCGTGGGTGAGCTTGATCCGTGCGCTCACGCCTTCAGTCAGGGGCATCAGTTCAAACTCTGGGGGGCCGTTCACTTGGTTCCCTTCAGTTGTTGTGAAGTTGTAGGCGGTCCGGGTCAGCGCTGGTGGATCTGTGAGACGGGAGGTTGCTTGTCTCTCCCCACCATCGATCCGCATGGCATCGGTGACGTTGACGCATCGCCGGACCGTCCTGGACATACTAGCAAGATGACCTAGAAGTTGCCATCCGCTACCTGGAAGCAGGTCAGGCCCAGCTTCCGCCACATGTCGACTACCTGATTGCGGTCATCGAGCACGCCGGCCACGTCGTAGTTGTGCCGAACATGTTCGTTGAACAGTGTGAGCTTCACCTTCCAGTCCGTCTCGCCAGCGAGCGGTCCCGTTGCTGGACGCATGAACAGTCTCAGTCCACTGTTGTAGGTCATGGCCGGGAAGTGCCTGCGAAGCCAAGCATCGGTCGCGTCTCGACAGGAATCCTTCCGTCCGGACAGGAAGATGATTTCGTATCCCTGCATCCACAGTGCGTGGACGGCTGAGACGACAGGCACGTGCGGCTGATCCTCGCAGACTCGTGACTCATCGAACGGCGAACGGGTACCCATCAGGGCAACGGTTCCGTCGATGTCCACGATCCAGGTCTTCGGACCCACGCCCGTTGGCTTGTACGGCTCGATCACCCACTGGTCATCGACAGGTTCGTCCGGGATGGGTAGCGGCCAGGGCTGCCCCTTGATGTACCGCTTGTGGTAGTCACGGATGACGTTCTCCCCGACCGGTTTGATCCTGGCCTTGTCGCGAGCCACGCAAACGTCCACGGACTCTCCGGTCAGGTCCACCACCTCGAACTCAGCACCGTGCAATGTGGCCAGTCGACGCAGGTCCCGAACCGTCCTGGCTGGCAGGTTCGTGTCGTCGTTGATGACGTTCATGCCACGCTTGAGCAGAGCTGAGATTGCAGCATCCCGTATGGCAATGATCGCCCGCTCGGTACCGTCCTCGGTGCCCGTCTGATTCAAGTGAATACCGTCGTGAGCCATGGCACGCAGGTCATCCCGGTTCACCCGTGCCCAGCGCCGCGGGTCCTCAGCCACGACAGCCTTTGCCAGGGTTGTCTTCCCGGCTCCGGGCAGTCCACGGTAGACGATGAGCCTATTCACTTGAATGCCGCCTGCGTGATGGGATCTCCGGGCATGACCCCTTCACTCCAGGGGCCGACCCCGAGCTGCTCGGACTCCGCGTTGAATGCGTCCCGCCACTTCTCGTACCCCTCACCGAGCAGGTCGCGCATGATCTGGTCGATCAGCCACTGCTTCTGTTCGGCGTTGTCAACGTCGCTGAAGTTCTCGACGTTCTCAACGATCCGCTCAACCGCCAGTTCTAGCGCAGTGGGTTCCAGCCGTATATTGACGTTCGTCACTGTTAATCATCCTCCAGGAGTGCCAGTCGCCTGGCAATGTGCTTCGACCCGTGAACTTCCTCCTCGGTGATCGCCACCTTCAGGATGTCCCGGAACGCAGCCCTGCGCCCCGTCCGGTACTGGTGGGACAGGGCACTCTTCAGCCGCGCGATCTCGGTCAGGTACTTGGCCTGCTCCTCTTCGAGCCGGTCAATACGTAGCTTGGCAACTGCCAGCTTCTGTTCGGTGGTTTCGTCACTTGCCACGACGGAACCCGTCCACTCCGTTGTCCCAGAAGCAGTTGAACGCGGACGAGAGAGCGTCGTACAGCTCCGATGTGGCCTCGTTACCGCCCGTGGCCGGGGAGAGCTTTCCGAACCGCTCCACGATCTCGGCTGCGTTCTCCATGTCCATCACGACCGTGAACCGAGTCGGCCTGTCGTCCTTGCCGAGATCGATGCGCCTAACACGTACGCCCATCACTTCCTCCTTTCATGTCTGTTGCTGTAGAACCTGTGCGCCGACGCATACGTATCGGCCAGGTCCTTCACTGGGTACCTCCGGTCCACCTGTCGGCAGGAGCAATAGATCTTGAACCCACCGACAACTGACCGGACTCTCGTCTTGTGTGCTGCGGATTGAACTCTCGGAACCTTGATGCCGTACTTGACGATCAGCTCTACCGCCTTTTCTTCGTACGCTCGCGCCTCTTCCGGCGTGCACCCCGGATCGCGTGCTTTGGCTAGGAGTTTGCGGACTCGCTCTGAACTCACAGGCCCCCTCCCTTTGTCAGGGTCGGGTGATCTTGACACAACCCTGGCACATTAGCAATACCTACCGGATGGGTGTCGGCTTTGCGTCCCTGCTGCGGATGAAGAAGCCCGTCACCTTCTCGAGCATCCTGCGCGTCACGGATTCCTCCACACCGCGCTCCTCGGTCTCGGTCCGTTCCCGACAGGCACGCCACTCCGGAGGTTCGACCTGCTTCATCGACAGACCGAATCAGCAAGTGCCATGACGAGGATCGAGCCGGCGAACAGGGCCGCGGATATAGCGAGTAACAACGTCGGACCCCACTTGTTCGTGTCGGGCGAGAGCAGATCCCGCTGAGGTGGCCCTCCTACCTCCCGTTGCATCACTTCCTCCTACGTGGACGGGTGAACTTCCTCGTGCTGTAGCGGTACGTCTGAGCCGCACCCTTGTTGAGCACGCCGATCCGGGACAGCATCCCGATCAGCTCTGCCGTGTCTGCCCGTGTGGGTGCCTCCAGGCTGTGTCGAAGTGGCCTGCTCATGACGTGATCGCAACCTGCTCGATCTGCGGAACGGTCAGCTCACCCGCGAGCACGGAGTTCACTGCATCGAACCGACGCAGAGCCTCGGCCAGCTCCCGCCGCTTCGCGGCCACCTTGCGGTCCTGAGCCTCGCGCACCTCCTCGAAGTACACCCGCACCTCTTCCGGCCGAGCCGGGAACAGTGCCACGTCCTCCTGCTCGGTGAGCGTGACGAGCTTCGCCTCCACGTCGGAGTAGGAGCTGATCTCGTACTCGACGGAAACGATCGCGGTGTGCTCCCCGTTGACGAGGACATCCTTCACTGCACCGAACACCACCTTGGCCTTGTTGTAGGTGTCGGCCGGGATGATCCGCTTGTACACGTCCCCTTCAGCGAGGGACACGACCCGGATGTGCTGTGCCTCGTGACGGACGAGGGTTCGTACGTTCGCCATTTCTGTTTCCTTCCGTTGGTTGGATTGCTTACGCCGCGACCAGTTCGAGGTGCTTGGCCTGCTTCCCGTCGAGCACCTGGCCCAGCCGGCTCATCGTGGTCCGGTCCACGTCCGCGAACTGGCCCTTGATGTCGGCCATGAGGTTCCGCTCACCACGTGCGTCGCCCTTGATCCCCTGGAGGTGGTGAGTCCAGGTGTTCTCCATCATCAGCACGCCCCACGCAGTGCCCTCGTACGGAGCGACCATCGCCCGGAACTTGTCATCGATCTCGGACTTGTTGCTGCCGGTGTAGAGGTCGGTCAGCGTGTCCTGTAGGCGGACGGCGTTGTTGTGGGTCTTGTCTTCCTTCGGCTGCCCGTCCTTGCGCTTGCCCATGTCCCGACGCTCCGGAATCGGGTGAGCTAGGTCGAGATACTGGCTGAACTGACGACTGGACACCTCCAGCTCCATCAGTGCCCGCATCTCGGTCTCGATGGTGTCCGCGGTCTCGAACATGATGCCCAGCGCCGAACGGATGTCGAGCACCTTCAGCTCCGAGTTGCGGGTGTGCCGGGTCCGGTGCTTCTTCGTCCGCTCGGACATGTTGCCGTAGAACGTGTTGTCGCAGATGCTGATCTTGCTGGCCCACTGGAACCCGGTGGACATGCTCCCGTCCATGGCCGTGTAGCACAGCATGTAGGGACGGAACGCGGTACCCATGGCCTCACGGGCGGAGTCGCTCATCTCGATCTGGACCCACACCACCTGGCCGTAACCGAGCACACCGACCGAGCCGATGTTCACCGAGTCGTCCAGGATCTTCGCCGGGCCGTCGAGCAGCCACTCCTTCGGGCTGTGCAGCTTCCAGCCCTCGTTGTGCGTACCGAGGTAGTGACCGGTCACGCCATGCACCAGCTCCTTCCGGGACTGTCCACACTCGCCACACGGGCACGGGATGACCTGCTCCTGGATCGGGTAGTCGATGAGACTGATCGCCACATCGAGCGGAACAGCTCCGTCGAAGGCGTACGTCCCTTCCTCGCCCCACGTGTCCCACCACGTCTTCCCGCGCAGACCCTTGTAGCCGTAGCGGACGTGCTCACGCAGGTACTCGTTCGTGTACTTGCTCACTGCTTTCTCCCTTGTTAGGACTGACTAGCAACTTTGGGCGTACGTGTCGCCCGTGATGTGGATGAGGCAACCTTTACAGGAGCCAAGATCTTTTCCGTACCCTTGCCCTGACCCGTCCTCGTCGTTTTCGTGGCTCTACGCGAGCCCACTAGAGCGGGAATCGCCTGTTCTGTGGCAGCCTCCCTGGCCTGCCTGTCCGCCCGGGCCTTCTCGACGGACGCTCTGAGTGCTGCCATGAGGTCGACCACGTTGGACTGTGGCTTAGACTCGATCGCCGGCGAGGACTGTCCGGCCACCTTCGCCTCGATGACCCGTTCCAGGGCGTTGCGGTATTCATCTGAATACTGGGTCAGGTCCAGCTCATCGACGGCCATGGACTTGATGATCTCGCACGCCATCAGGTACCCGGCCGTTGTGGTGCTTTCGCCCGTAGGCATGTGCATGAACTCAGGAACACGCACCTCGTCAGGCCAGCGCAGTGTGGTCAGGCGGATGACGTTCCCATCCAGGACACTCAGCGCGACCATGCGCTCTCGCTGTCGTAGCGCCGCCTTCCCTATGCCGATCCGGCGAGTCCCCTTCAGTCCATGCGCGAGCAGCTCGTATGCCTGGATCATCTCCGGACCGTCCGGCTCCAGGTAGTACATCTTCTCGTGATAGATCGGATCGACGTCCGTAACGAACTGCTCGATCTCAATGCGCCGGCTGGTGCTCAGCGGCAGGTCAGCCAGATCGGATTCATCGAGCAGGACCAGGCCGTCTCCCGTCTCGTAGCCCTTGCCGATGGCACTGGACGCGAGACCCTGTTCACCGCACTTCGTGCACATCCGTGGCATCTTGATCCCACCACCACAGCCGACATGCACTGACTTGAATCGGATGTCCTTGTCCTCCGTGGCTGAGTACAGCCTGACCGCGATGTTCGCCAGTCCGAAGGAGATGACACCTTTCCATACCGCTCTCATCTGTCACACTCCTCTGAGCAGAACTTGGTCGCGGGAACGAACGGTGGTTGGACCTGCCAGTACTGTGCACCAACGGGGATAGCCCGCCGACACCCAGCGCAACTCGCAGCCTTCCGAGCCGTTGCCCACTTCTTGGTCAGGCCCGCGCTCATCTCGCAGTCATCTCGTGCAGTCCGAAGCCAGCCAGGAACGCGGCCACCAGGACGAGGCCCACCAGAACCATGAGTCCAGCGACCCTCATTCCAGCCACCCGAGCACATGGTCAACCAGGGTCCTGCCCTCTTCGATGTCGTCCGAGAGCACGTCGTAGTTCTCCTCGATGGCGTCAGCCACAGTGTCCGCGGTGCCTTCGAGGTAGCTCATCCCGACATTGACGGCCAGGTTCATGGCATCAAGGATTGGTCCCTCATTGATGCCGACGGCTTCAGCGATCTCGTCCGCCGCTCGGTTCAGGGCGGTGGTGATTTGCTCTCTTGTGTACGTGGTCACGGTCCACCTCCTGGTCCACGTTCGATCTGGCAAGGCTGACCATCAGGTCCACAGGGACCTGCCGGCACGAGTGTCACGGCGACCCAGAGCGCCACTACCAGAAGCACAACCAGCGCTAGAACGACACCGAGCGCGAATCCAGTGGGGTTCCTGTACTTGTCCATGTCAGCCGCCAGCCAATCGCTCCGGCGGTGCCACTACGGTCACGTTCTCGTCGAGCTGGTACAGCTCCACCCGCAGCCGCCCGTCAGGCAGCCTCATGAACGAGATGAGCCCACCCGCCAGCTCGTCCTGCGTCTCACCGGAGCTGAACTCGATGATGCGTTCATCGTGGAGCGCGTAACTGTCCGCGAACGGATGCTTGTTGATCCGGATTTTGCTCACGTCAGTAGTCCACGTTCCGGCAGATCTGACCGTCAGGCCATCCACCCATGTCCAGGCACCGTTGTTCGGCCGCGTCGTCGTCCTCCATGACCACGCTGAGCACTGTGGGTCGGGTGACGTTGATATTGACGGGCTGTCCTTCGGAGACCAGCACCTCGCCGGGAAGCGGCTGGAGTGGGGTTGTTGTGAGTCGTCCCCCCACAAACCCGGCCGTGAGTGCACCCCCGATCGCCAGTGCGATAGCAATGGTCGCGCTTTTGTTGGGCTTCATCGCGCTCACCGGTACACCACCTGTCCGAACAGGGCGCACTCGAGAATTGCCAGCGCGTCGTCCGAAGTGATCTCGTCAATGCGCATCTTCTTGTACGCGGCGAGGATTCGAGCTCGGTCCTCCGGTGACATGTAGAGCCGTAGCCCGTCCGCGGTGAGTAGGTGGTCCTCGTCATCGCCCGTGAACGGGTTGTGCCACGTGCCCATGGCCGACCGAGTGAGCACGCTCACGCCAGAGCGCATCGTCAGGTGGGTAACGCGGTGGAACGGGTTGCCATCCTCCAGCAGGTCACAGATGAGGCCCGTGCCGTTCTCCTTGTCGCGGGTGTCGTCATCCACGGCGAACCACAGGTCACCGGGTGCATCCAGCGCAATATTTGCGAGCATGACTTGGAACCGCTCGCGATCTGTTCTCTCCATTGGTTTTCCCTCCTTACCAGGGACAGCCGATTTGGCCGCACCCGCAGTAGTCTTCGTCTTCCGGTACGTCTTCCAGGTCGCCAGGATCGACAATCCACTTGTGGTCATCTCCGACCATCACGACGTAGAGCTGGCCTGTGTCCTCCTCGATCACCTCGGGCCACTCGTACGTGGTGCCGGCCCAATCGGTCGCGGTGAACCACTCCTCGCGTTCTTCCAGGACTGGCCCGATCACGCGCAGGTAGACGCCGGGGAATCTGTTCGGTGCCTTGACGAGGCGTCGAGTCCTCTCGATGGTCTGCGTCATGGGCTACCGCCCGTCCAGGTCGTTGATGCTGATGTGCCCGGCATTGGGCTGCCTGAGTTCCAGCAGGGCCGCGAACCTGTCTCGCCTGCCCGTGTACTTGTCCAGCTCCTCGCGCAGCTCTCGGATCTTGCCCTCGTTCCGGTCGACCTCCGAGTCGATGGCCAGGCGCAGGCAGTGCTCCTCCCAACCAGGGAAGTCGGCCACGTACTTGTCGCATGCCTCGGACACCATGGCGTCGAGCCGCGTATACGTTGCGGTGTCCCAGGTCACGGGCACGCCGTTGTCGTTGAGGAACTCGCGGAAGGACAGGTTGCCGTCAGCCCTCCACTGAGTGGTAAGGCCGGATCGTTTGGTGTACTCCTCCGTGGTCCTGATCCGTCCCGTGTGGACGCGGTACTTGCGCCCACGAATGACCAGGGCTCCGTCCGCCTCCAACCACTTGAACGCAGGACTGCTGGACACGTGCAGGACCGCAGTAGCGTCAACCCTCCGCTCATTCCACGGTCCCTCAACGGACAGCTTCGACCGATGCGTCTTCACGTACAGCGTGCCCTCTTTGAACTCGTACTCGCCGATCTGTTCGTCACTCATCTCTGTGCACCTCCCTATTCATATGAATGGACTCATTAGCAACTTGCCGTAGAGCTATGGGCGCGGGCCGTAGCTGTCAGAGCAGCCCCGCTCCTCCGTGCACTGCGTCCGAATGCTGCGCCTCTGCGTCTCAGCCAGCGCAACCGTGACGCCCTTAGGGATTGGATTGTCAGGACCCCAGCCACCCGTGGGGTTGCCGTCCTTGTCGATCTGACCGGCCCATCGTCGGTGCTCCCACAGGTGCTGTTTGCACAGCTCGTTACCGTGCTTCACGTCTCCTCCTTCGGTCGATAGATCACTGAGCCGACCACGACCTGCTCACAGTCCGGTGATGCGTACCTGACCACCATTCCGGTGAAGAACGAGTCGTTATAGAACCCGTCCCACCTCCCAGCCCACTCCGGCCGAGGACCAGTCCATGCCGTGTCCCACGCCAGGAAGTTCCCGAGGTCGTACAGCTCTTTCCTGTAGCGGAAGAACGAGGCGGAATCGCGACCATCCTCGATGGCTTCCCAGTCCAGGTAATCAAAGTCCTCCCGCTCCTTTGCGGTCAGCAACCATGCGTCGATGACCGGACGGGGCTTGTTGTTGGTGGTGACCTTGTGCTCGTAGTCGGTCATGGGCTACACCTCCTGGGCTCCGTGGATGTCGTAGTGGATGTCCTTGCCCTGGCAGTCCCTGCCGTCGTTGCCATCGGCTTCCGGGTACCACCAGTAGTTGTGCGCGAGGAAGAACTCACCCTCATGCCACCCGAAGCTGTAGCCCTCCGGAGCACAGTGCTTGTTCATCCACTCTTCGGCCTTGTCCATCAAGCCGCCCTGGTCGAGCATGTGCTGTGATGCAGCGTCGTGCGATGCGTTGCCCCGGTAGATATCCAGGGCGCGCGTGTCCTTCTCGGTCATCGGGTAACCCGACTGCACGGCCAGGTCAATCATGTAGGCGTGCCCATGCCAGCCATGGTGTCCACCGATCAGGCAGCCAGCCTCATCCGTTGGCCACTTGCGAGGGTGCTCGTACTCGTACGGACAGCGGGCAGACGGGTAGATGTCGGGGAACTTCTTGCCGCACGTCCCGCAGGTCACCAGGTCGCTGTCGTTCAGAGAGCCGATCACGATGTCGGACAGTGGATACGTATTCACTTGAATAACCGCGGTCATGTCAGCTCACCGCGATCCAGATGCCCAGGCCCCAGATCACGCCGATCGCAACCCAGGACCCGATCTCCTTGAGCAGCTTCATGCGTTCATCACCTCTTCCACTTCAGCGGCCGTACCGACCGGTGACACATCAGCGAACCTGAGCTGGTAGTTAGTGCCCTTGCTGTAGGCAGACGTGACCGGACCAGGCACCACCATGAGCTTCCGCTTCAGCGTGCGAGCATGCCCAAAGGCAGCCGTCGATCCACTGTTCTGCCCAGCCTCAACCATGACCATCCCGCCACTCATGGCAGCAATCAGCCGGTTGCGCTCGAGAAAACGTGAACGGTGCGGGTGAGATCCGGGCGGATACTCGGACACGATCAGCCCACCGTTACGCAGGATGTGCTCGAACAGGAAGTGGTGCGCGGCTGGATAGAACACGTCCACACCGGACGCGAGGACCGCGATCGTGCGTCCCTTTGTGCCAGGGAAGCGCATGGAGTCAGCCGCAAGGGCACCACGATGGGCAGCACCGTCGATTCCGAGAGCACCACCAGAGACAACCGTCCAGCCGTTCGTGGCGAGTCCGTTGGCAATGTCACTGGCAGTGTGATCCCCGTACGCCGTACTGGCACGAGCCCCGATGATGGAGATGGCCGTGTTGGTGAACTCCTCAAGGTTCCCGTCTCCGCGCACCCAGAGTCGTTCTGGTGTGTAGTCCGCGGGCAGGTCACGGAACACCCACGGCCATTCACTTGAATTGGGATCGATGATCCGTGGCTCAAACATGAGCACGCTCCTTGTGGTCGGCTACGACCTGCTCCAACATGTCAGCGATCTCCCGGAACGTGGCTCCAGCATCGTTGTGGCCAGCCAGGGAAATGCCCTTGACCATGGGGTTCTTCCGGTTGTTGGTGTCCCATTCGGAGGTACCGAGCCAGTCCGACACATCAGGCGGAAGCACGGCAACCTCGAATCCCCTGCCTGCGCGTTCCCATGGAAGGGTCTCGATCACGCCAGCACGCTTGGCAAGCACACACGCCACGCCGAGGCAGCAATACTTAGCCGCGCCATCCTCGACCTGAAGTAGCTTCCCCACGCCCTGCTTGAACTCATCCGAACGGAGCCCATCGATCCATAGCTGCATGGCTTCGTAGTTCATGTCACGTCGGCCTTCGCCAGCTCGATCGCCTTGTCCAGGACACCGATGGCCCACTTCGGACCGTCCTCGATGGACTGAGCGTCGTTGGCCTTGTAGACCGGCCGCCAGTCGGGGGAGTCGGGATCGTAGGGCAGGTCCAGCGCGGCCAGGATGTACCGGAGCACCTTGGGGTTGTGGTGAACCGACGTAGCGAGGCAATCGCAGGAATACCTGTCCTTCGCTGGACCAATCACCTTGTCGCGCTGAAGTCCAGCGCTGTCACCCCGGTACCACCCGTTTCCCTGGATCTTGTCCCGACCCGCAGTCAGGATCTCTACCGCGTTCATCATCGCGCTCGCTCCCGCTCCTTGTAGATGTCCAGGATTCGGCCCGCGATGTTGTCCGGGCGTACCTGCTTGCCGTTCTCCCAACTGCCGTACGTGTCGCGCTTGTTGCCCTTGCCCTTGCGGGTGTAGGTGCTCTTGCCGTTGGGCCGGCTCTTGTTGCGGAGCCCGCTGCTCTTACCCACCGAAAACCTCCTTGAGTAGTTCCCGTGCGGGGTCCGTGCCCCGCTTGTTCTCGCGCTCCATCAGGCCGACACCGATTAGGGCGACAGCTACGACGGGGAGGTCTTGCCCACCGATGGTGAGCACGGCATCAGCGCACTCGTCCCCTTTGGACCGATGGAGCACCTGGTGGTCGTCCAGGACCATGACTCGGCTGTCATGGCTCTTGCACTTGAGCTTCATTCACTGCTCCTATTCACTTGAATAGCGGTCGCGCGGTAGTTGCCCATGGGAATGCGCCGGACCGGAGCCCATGTTGGCCCGAGTCCTTCCCTGTGCCAGGTGCCTCGATAGACATAGACCCAGACCTGCCCATCCTCGATCCCGTAATCGAACTCGATACGCACGGGACGGGACTGCTGGTCTTGCGTGATGATCGCCTTTCCCCCGTACCAGTCAATGATTCGCACCAAACACCTCCTATTCACTTGAATAGCGGTTGTCTCGTGGCACGCTGATTTCCCAGACGTAGCCACTTAGGGTTTCCTCGATGATGCGCAGCTTGAAGCCCGTCCCGATGGCATCGAGAATGGCCTCTCTGTGCATGGATTCCCGGCTGTGCAGGCGTGGATTGACCCAGGCCCGCTTGAAGTTGTTGCCAGGAAACTCGATCTCAATGCGTGCGAGATCGCTGGGTGTCAGCCCGCGGTACGAGGTCTCGCACTGGATCTTCAGCGGCTTAATGGGTTGCATCAGCGCTTGACCCCCTGGAGCATCAGCGCAGCCTCTTCCCAGGGCTCGATGTCCTCGTGCCACTCGCGCGTCCGGTACTCCAGCTCGGTCATGGAGTCGAGCTGATCTGCTGTGAACTCAGCCTGGATAGCTGCCAGCGCACCAGCCTCCCAGTCAGCCACAGCGTCAGCCGCAGGCTTGACCATCGAGCGCATCTTGGCCGCGTTCTTCTGGACCAAAGTCACCCGCGGGAACTGGGATGCTCCGAAGTCACGCACGTTCACGGCACCATGCAGGGTCAGCCCGCGCTTACCAGTCCCGCTGTAGCCAACGTGGCAGACCTCGGATACGCGGAACGTGAGCGGCCGGATGTTGGGGGTCTCCTTGCTCTTGGGGTCCTTCAGGACCAGGGGACCGAGCTTGCGGGTGGCGTGCTTGAGGTGCAGCTCAAGAGAGAGCCAAGACGACATGGTGATCTCCTAACTGGGATTGGTAGAACGGGCTGATTAGCAAGTTGGACTAAGAAAGAACAGAGACACCCCCTACGGCAACGCCGATGACAGCGGCCATGAGAATGCCGATCATGGCGAGGAACGATGAACCGGTGATGAGAGCACGCTTGACAGTGGACATGATTGTTACCTCCTGATGGTGGGTATTCATATGAATAGACCGGTCGGACCATGATCGATCCGACCGGTCGTAGTGCCTAGTCGAACCGCGCGGACTCAATGAGCCATCGCATAAGGTCGGACCGTGGCGCGTCGAACCATGACGCCGTCGGCAGGGTCTTGCCTAGCGATGAACGGCGCGCCACGAATCGCAATTGTGCGTCGGACATGATCGCTAGCAGGGTGAGGCGAGGGAAGGACCCTCCCGTATGGGTTAGTCCGTCAATAACCCGTTTGCATTCTGCTAGTCGGATAGGTGGCGATGCATACAACATGCTTAACCTTCCCTTGATTGATCGGACATAGCCTAGGCACGGACTGTTACGCCCGTGCCTGACTAGTGAGCGATCAAGCAGCGATCTGCATTTCCTGCACTGCCTCACGCGCTGCCCGTGTCTGGTCGGACTCGCCAGACTTGTCCTTGCTGGTAGCGCGCGGCGTGCGAGGCTTGCTGGCAGGCTTGTCCGGACCCGTGACCGTGGTGGACGTGCCGGAAGTACCCTCGCTGGCAGTGATGGCTTTCAACTTGGCCGGAGGTTCGATCGCGTGAGCCATCTTGATCCGCGCATTGTTGACTGCCTGGACAGTCTCCTGATCCCACTTGGCAGGCGGGAACGATTCGATCAACTTGCCGATGGACTCCGCCAGATCACGGAGCCGTTCGTCATCGGTACGCTTGTTCCGCGCGCCGCCCGCACCGGTCGGTGTCTCGCTCTCGGTGTCTGGCTCGCTCTCCTTCTCAAGGCGAGACACGGTCGGCTGACTGATGCCTAGCGCCGTCGCAATGACGGTCTGGTCAATCTTCGCTGCCCGCCATGCCTGAGTAACGGTCCAGACCGCGTGACGCGGCATGATCCGACCGAGTTTGAGCGGAGAGAGAGTGTCGACCAGTGCGGCAAGTTCATCCTTGCCCTTGACCTGTAGAAGGATCTCGCTGGCCTTACTGCCGTCCGTTTCGGCCTGAGCAGCGTACTTGCGGAGCCAGGTGAGATCGGCCGTTTTGATCGCGGTTACGTTCTTTGTTGCCATGGTGCTGCCTCCCTAGGGCTAGATTCGGCTATTCACTTGAATAACCGGACCCATGTGCCGTATTCACCTTGAATACGATCATGAATCGTCGGATGGGCAGGGATCGAACCCGCTAGATTTGTCTGTCTACCGCCCACGGGCTAGGGACCCGTACATACGGCCATCCGTCACGCTGGCTCGCCTTTCGGGACGCTTACCCTGCGCTCGCATAAGCCCCTGAGTGCCTGTCACCCCGGACGGAGCGTGAGCTACCCAGAGACGCGCGTCGGCGTCCCTATCGCTTGCCTAGCTATGTGGCCTCGGTGAGGCGAAGTCAAGAATCGAGCGCATCCCGCTACCGCTTGACCCTGGTGGGGCCGTCGCAACAGGTGCATGACAAGCATGGGGCATGGAGGGCTGATTAGCAACCCCGACACGTACCTAGGAAACCGTTGCTACATAAGGGATTCCCACATGCCCTGCCAATGGTAGGGATTGCTAGTGCGTCTCACTGTTCAATGGGTCTAAGAGTATGGATGGCACAATAGCAACTATCCAAGTATAGCTAGGATGTAGCCCCTCCCATACGCTCGTCTATATGTACCACCCAATGGGACTAACTCATAAGATCATCTATATGGGTGGGTACGAGAGGCGAAAATACTTGGCTGAACAGGTGATATTCACCCGTTAGGGTGATGGTGTACCTCATACGAACGGATGATGTGTGAGATACGTATTACATACAGTTACGATCATGCTTAGTGGTGTGTATGTATGTCTCTACAACCGTTGGTATGTAAGGATGTGCTACACATACAGTGTTCAATAGAACAGTGTGCTACCACGACACCCACCTATGAGTACGAGCATGGCACACACGAGCCCAGTGCAGTGATACATAGATCAGTGTATGGTGTGTGCGTGCTACTTCCCTTACGTACCAACACATGCGTGTGTGCATGGGTGTGCATGTGTGTCTATGTGTGTGGGTACATTGGACATATATAAGGGATGCACTGCATGTACGCATTGATACAGGTAAGGACGGGGGTATGCCCCCCATCGATATGTCAATCGAAGCTCGACGAACACGGCCGGAGTTCCGCGAGGTTTGGCAACTTTCAGGTGGCCTGTTCCAGGGTTAGTGGTCTCACGAGGAGCCAAGATCACCACGAGGGGGTAGTCCAGGGCACCACGGGCAGTTCTGACAGCTCCTGTGAAGCCCTTGAGCGCTATTCAAGTGAATACCACGAGCGTAGGGTTCGGGCCTGCGCTCCTCGTACTGGCGGTCCTCCGCAGGAACTTGGTGTGAATTTGGTCACACTACCCGCTGAACTCTCAAGATTCTGCGGATCTACAAATGTAGAGAAAGAACAGTAGAACGATCGCTCCACGGTACCTCCCCCCGGAGGGGGGTGAGAGCCTGTTCAATAGAACAATAGAACATACCCCCGGAGGGGGTAAGAGCGATGAACAATAGTTCTACAGTACTACCCCCGGAGGGGGTATGAGTTGGAACGACTGGAGTAATGCGAACAAGCTCCCTTCCAGAAACTACCGCCGTCGAGAACTTCCATCAAACTGGCAGTCCGAGGTACGTCCCAAGATCCTGAAGAGGGATAGGTACCGCTGTAGGTGGCTCGAGAACGGGATTCGTTGCAATGCTCCTGCCAAGTTCGTAGACCACATCGACCGATTTGGTCCGCACACTCCGGACAACCTTTGGTCGCTCTGCAAGGACCACAACAGCGACAAGTCCCGCAAAGAGCGGAACGAGTCACGACTTGGATTGGCTCCAGCTCGCAATGGAAAGCACTGGGAACCACATCCAGGAATGATACGACCGAGTTAGCTCTCGGCAGGAGGTTGGCCTAGACCGCGGCACGCGCCCGGAGCCTGGACCGTTCTGGTCCGAGCAGACTCGATCTGCTCCCTCCAAACCGGATGATCGATAGCAATGTCGGTCATCCTAGTTGGGGTCACTCTCAGGCCCTTCCCACCAATCCCGTGCCTCCTTCCGGGATGGTGCTCCTCCACTGGGACACCCCAACGACTTCCAGGAGTTCACGATGAAGCTACTGCCGATCAAGTGCGCACTTGTGGCCGGCGAGCTGGTGATCTTCTCCTGCACTTTGTTTGAACGAACCGAGCCCGACAACGAGGGAACAGACAAGCTGTCTTCCTTTGGGTTCACCAATGAAACCGATGAGGGCGACGAGTTCCCCTCCGAACAATCTAAGGACTCCAAATGGGGAACATTCCTGCGCCGCACCTCACGGCCATCGCGGGCCTGAACGCGGTTGAGGCTGAGGTCATCAACGACTTCACCGGCTCGTACGGCGACAACACTGACGCCGCTGTCGACGCCTACGAGAAGCTCCTGGCTGGCATCTCGGGCATCTTCGGGGCCACTGAGAGCAACGTGGGCGACCTGAACTCGGTCTGGGAAGCAGACGACGAGGAGATCACTGAGACCGCTCACGGCCTGGTGGTTGGCGACATCGTTCGTATCGCAATCGACTCGGGCGCGACTGGTGCTACCGCTGGCTACTACGCCGTCAAGACCGTTCCGAACGCGAACGACTTCACCCTTGGCGATCTGGACAGCGGCGCGACCATTGCTGTCTCGGCCGATGGTGTCGTGGACGTGTTCAAGGTGAGCAACCCGGCCGCCGTTCACCTCGCGCGGAAGGTCAAGACCCACCTGACAGACCTGCTCGGTGCCACTGGCGCTGGCGTTGTGACGGCTAACTAATGGCTCCCGAGGACATCGAGCACCGCTTCGCTTTCCACGCGGCTACGACCGAGGAGAAGCGCGACGCGCACACCAGTGTCCGGCAGAACTGCCGGCTGCTCGCGGACTTCCTGAACGAGAAGCTCCCGGAGGGACGTGAAAAGGCTCTGGCCGTCACGCACCTTGAAGAGGTCATGTTCTGGGGTAACGCGGCACTGGCTCGCCAGAAGTAACAAGACTTGGATGGGAAGCCCTCTCTCTTAGAAGGTGCTTTCAAACGATCGGTAGACGACGCCCATCCCCTTTGGCGCATAGCTCAAATGGGCAAGAGCACCCGGCTGTTAACCGGGCGGTTCCTGGTTCGAGTCCAGGCGCGCCAGCAAGATCGATCCCTAGCTCAATTGGCAGAGCGCTCCCGTGAAATGGGAGAGGTTCCTGGTTCAAGTCCAGGGGGGTCGGCAATCGTCGCTCTACTTCTTAACGGCAGAGGGCTCCCGCGGAGGGGGCGGTCCAGGTTCGATTCCTGGGAGTGACGAGTCCTTCCCTTGTAGCTCAGTGGTCATAGAGCAGCCGACTCTTAATCGGCGGGTCCCTGGTTCGAGTCCAGGTGGGGGAACGCATTCACCTTCCGTAATCAGCCTTCCCCGCAGTGGGAGCAGAGTGAATCGCACGGGGCGCCTCGATGGAAACGGGGCGCTCCACCAAACGAGTGCTCCAGCTCGTCAACATCTGGGGTGGCAATGGGAATGTCCGGCACTAGGCGACCGGGCCTGCTTTGGGAGCAGGAAGTTGTGGGTTCGAGTCCCATATTCCCGACCATGGTGGCTGTAGCTCAACTGGCAGAGCACTGGAATGTGGCTCCAGTGGTTGATGGTTCGACTCCATCCAGTCACACGGTGGTTAAAATCCACACAACCGGGGCCGTCCGATCGGTATATAAAACCTGGGCCAAGCCGTAGTGGCGTAATGGTTAGCGTTTCTGCCTTCCAAGCAGACGGTGAGGGTTCGATTCCCTCTTACGGTTCTTTTCGTTCAGCGTCGTCAACCTCGCATGTATATAGAGTACCTGAACGATCACGGGCTCCTAGCTCAATCTGGTAGAGCATCTGTCCTGCAAACAGAAGGTTGTCGGTTCAAATCCGACGTTGTCCACCGCCGCCAGTTATGCGGCCTTGCCGGGATAGTCCAGCGGCCTACGACGTTGGTCTCATAAACCAAAGATCCCTGGTTCAAATCCAGGTTCCGGCACTTTCTTAACGCCAGCCCGGAGCTGGCTTCTTTCACGAGACATCCTGGAGGTGTCCCGCTATGCCTGGCCCCGTTCCAAATCGCACTGAAGACCTCTCACGAGCGCGGGACGCTCACAAGGGCGGTCGGATGGACGCAACTAAGGGCACAAGCCGCCCTGCAACAATTCCCGATCCCGATTCCGACTGGCATAAGTCCGTTCGGATGTTCTGGGACTCTGTTCTCGAGTCCGGACAGGTCGATTTCTACGAGTCTTCTGACTACGCGAAGCTCTACCTGCTCTGTGACCTGTATTCCAAGGCTCTTGCGATGACCAAGCTGCCCGCAATCCTCATCCAGACCATCTTTGGTCAGATGGAAGGTCTCCTCATCACTGAAGGGGATCGCCGGCGAGTCCGGATCGAGCTCGAAAAGGCTGGATCTGAGGAGGACCCGGTTGTCGAGGAGCAGATGGACACCTATTTCAAGGGCCTCCACCTGGTGCCAGAGCTGGCGGCCTAACTATGACCGCCCCGCACCTCTCTGCGGAGGAGCTGGACGCCCTACCTTGCACCTACCTTGGCCCAACATGGACTGGACTGGACGGAGAGCCCTCCACGACCGGTCCCTGGAAGCTCCCTGAGAAGACTCTCGGCTGGCAGATCGTCCGCTGGTGCACCGAGTTCCTCCTAGACCTGGACGACGACAGCAAGCCGTGGAAGTTCACCCTGGAACAGCTCCGGTTCATCCTCTGGTGGTACGCCGTCGATGAGCGTGGCCGGTTCGTTTACCGAGCTGGAGTCCTGCAAAGACTCAAGGGCTGGGGCAAGGACCCACTGGGTGCAGTCCTTTGTCTGATCGAGTTCGTTGGACCTTCACAGTTCGCTGGCTGGGACCGCAACGGACAGCCGATCGGCCGAGCACACCGCCGTTCCTGGGTGCAGGTTGCTGCGGTTTCCATCGAGCAGACCGTCAACACGATGTCGCTGATGCCGTCGCTCATGTCCCAGAAGCTCATGGAGTTCTACGGCATCAAGCCTGGCTCTGAGCTGATCCGTGCTCACCGCGGCCGTTGCCGGCTGGAGTCCGTGACATCGAACTACCGCGCCCTTGAAGGCAAGCGGAGCACCTTCGTGCTGCTGAACGAAACCCATCACTGGGTTGTCGGTAACGGTGGTCCGAAGATGTACGAGGTCATCAACGGAAATCTCGTCAAGATGGCCTGTCGCTACCTTGCGATCACCAACGCCTACCTGCCCGGCGAAGACTCCGTTGCGGAGCGCATGCGGGAAGCGTACGAGCGGATCGCTGAAGGACGCGCCGTCGACGTTGGATTCCTCTACGACTCGATCGAGGCCCACTCCAAGACTCCTCTCACCGAGGAAGCTCTCGCGGTTGTCCTGCCAAAGATCCGTGGCGATGCCTTCTGGCTCGACCTGGAGGCCATCATGGCCGCGATCCAGGACACCACGATCTCCGCAGCTCGTAGCCGACGCATGTGGCTGAACCAGATCATCGCCGATCAGGACGCCCTGGTTACGCCTGACCTGCTCCGCACCATCGAGCGCCCGGACGCAACCCTTGTCCCTGGTGACGAGATCGTGCTCGGCTTCGACGGGGCACGAGTGGACGACAGCACGGCCCTGGTTGCGATCCGAGTCAAGGATCACGTGTCCTTCCTTATTGGACTGTGGGAACGCCCGAAGGTCTGGGACGAGAAGGTCCGCGGCCGTTGGGAGGTTCCCGTTGACGAGGTCGACTCCGAGGTATCGCGCGCATTCCGGCTCTACAAGGTCAAGGCGTTCTTCGCTGACGTGCACCTTTGGGAGTCCTACATCGCCACCTGGACCGAGAAGTACGGACAGCGACTGACGATTAAGGCGACGCAGAACCAGCCGATCGGTTGGGACATGCGCCAGTCACTCCAGATCCTCACTCGCGCCCATGAGCGTTTCCTGTCGTCCATCAAGGAACAGAAGGTTCTGTACGACGGCAACCGCGACCTCCGTCGCCACGCGCTCAATGCACGGGCTCGAGAAAACGACTACGGCGTGTACTTCGGTAAGGAATCTCAGGACTCCACGAAGAAGATCGACGCATACGCAGCCTGGCTCCTCGCCCATGAAGCACTTTCCCGATTTATGACCAATCCGCGCCCCGAAAAGAAGCGTACAGGGGTTGCTCATTTCCTTTAAGAGGTAACCCGTGACCCAGCCCACGTATCTTGACGTGAGTGCTCACGCTCTGGCACGGATGCTGCTCGGAATCATCGACAACGACCGGCCAATCTTTCAGCGGATCGATGATTACGTTGAGGGCAAGCACGACGGTCCGTACATCCCGCATGATGCGGACGACGAATACCGGCTACTGGCAGAGCGCTCCGTTTCAAACTGGATTCCTCTACTGCTGAACTCTCCATGCCAGGCATGCTACGTCGACAGTTTCCGGCGTGGTGCCGTTGCGGATCACGAAGAGGTCGATCCACCGGAGTGGAAGCACTGGCAGGAGTCCCGTCTTGATGCCAAGCAGATCCAGATTCACCGAGGCGCACTCAAGTACGGCCACAGCTTCACGCTGACCGAGAAGAAGCTCGACGGGAAGGTCATCACGACTGGCCTGTCTGCCTTCTACACCGCGGCCGTCTACCGCGACGCAGCCAACGACATCGAGCCCTACGCGGCACTGAACGTCTGGAAGGAACCAGACCCGGCTGCGAAGCGTGCATCGGACCAGCTCGGCCGCGCACGCATGTGGGACAGCGAGTACGTCTACGAGATTACCTTCCGGGCGTACAAGGACGAGAAGAGTGTCCGCGTTCACCGTGGCGTCAAGCACGGAAGCTCGCAGTGCCCGGTTACCCGGTTCGCCGCAAAGGTGGATCTGGAGGGCCGCACGATCGGTGTCGTCTGGCCGAACATCAACGTCCAGAATCGCATCAATCAATCAGTCTTTGACCTACTCGTTACGCAGTCGTATGGGGCATTCTTCGTCCGCACGGCTCGGGGCATGTCTCCGCCAATGCAGCGCTGGACCCAGTCCGCTATCGATAAGGCTGGCACTGAGGGTCTACTGATCCGTCCCGGCGTTCGGATGTCCGCCGTTGGAGTTGAACCCGGCGATCCGATGGTCGATCCGGAGACTGGTGAGCCCATTCCGAAGCGGCTCCGAATCAATGCCAGTCGGTTCCTGTTCGCAGAGGACCCTGAGGCTGAGTTCGGATCTCTTCCGCCTACGACTCTCGACGGCTATATCAAGTCTCTCGACATGTCGATTCGGCATCTGGCAGCAATGACGCAGACTCCTCCGCACTACCTGCTGGGGGAGATTGCCAACCTGTCTGCCGAGGCACTTCAGGCCGCTGAAACTGCACTGCTGCGCTCCGTTGAGGAGTACAAGAAGTCCTTCGGCGAGTCCTGGGAGCGAGTCTTCCGTCTTGCCGCGGAGCTTTCTGGAGACACTGCCGCAGCTCTCGACCAGAGTGGCGAAGTCATCTGGCGCAACATGGAGATGCGTTCTCTCGCTGCCGATTCTGACGGCCTTCTCAAGCTGCGCGAGATGGGCGTTCCTATGCGGGGACTCTTTGCTCGTGTTCCGCAGGCAACCAGGAATGAGATCAAGTCCTGGATGCTGATGCTCAAGGAAGACGGCATGGAAAGCCCTGAGGCAATCGCCAACAGCATCATCAGCCTTGTCACCCGCCTACAGAGCGTCCTTCCTGAGGGCACCTTTGGCCCGAAGACTACCGGAGCTTCCGAGTGACAATCGTAGAAATTGACATGACAGATCCGATCTCGGGCACTGCCCCCGAAGGGATCAAGCTAGTTTTCACTCCCTCTCGCCGGCTCGCCGGTATTGGTGCCGTTCCCCCGAAGCGGGTCTACCTGAACGAGGGCATCGGAGAGGTCGAGCTGCTGGCGACCGACGAAGAGGAGTACGGCGAGGAGCCATGGGCGTACCGGGTGACCGAGTACTTCCCTGGCCAGGACGGCGTGCACCGGTTCGTTCTCGTCCCGTTCTCGGAAACCCCACTGGACTATGACGACCTCGTAGAGGTGGGGGACAGCTTCAGCCCTCCGTCGCCAGACGAACTCTGGTGGATTCGGATGAGGGAACTCGAGGAAGCCATCGATGAAGGTACCCTCGTTGGTCCTGCCGGTCCCGCTGGTCCTGCCGGCGAAGACGGTCCTGGTGGACTGAGTGCCTACGAGATCGCCGTGTCCAACGGGTTCGTTGGTTCCGAGTCTGCATGGCTCGCATCCCTTCAGGGTGAAGACGGCGAGGACGGAGCACCTGGTCCTGGCCTGACCTTCCTTGGCTCGATCGAGAACGCTGCGGCCCTGCCTGACGACCTCACCGAAAGCGATACGGGCACTGCCTACATTGCCGAGGACGAGGGACGGTTCTGGGTATGGGACGGCGATAGCTGGATCGACGGTGGAGTCATCCTTGGCCCGCAGGGCGATCAGGGAGATCCTGGTGAGCCTGGCCTGTCCGCGTACGAGATCGCTGTGGCCAACGACTTCGAGGGCACTGAAGAAGAGTGGCTCGAATCGCTGGTGGGTCCACAGGGGGCTCAAGGTACCCAGGGCATCCAGGGCATCCAAGGTATCCAGGGAATCCAGGGCGAGCAGGGTATCCAAGGTCTCACTGGCGATCCTGGCGCTGATGGCGGCGGAATCGCCCTCTGGACTGGAACTGAGTACGCGGTTGAGGTGGAGGCCCTGGTCTACGTCGGATCTGAAGATCCCGGCGAGGTGGCCGATGGCTCCATCTGGATCGTCCTCTCCGTTGAGGAGATCGACACTGGCGAACGGGCTGCACCCGGCACAGTTGGATACCTCGGTGACACGGGCGAGCTGATCGTCCTGAACGCCAACGACTCGCTCACGGGAACCGTCTTCGACGGCAACGCCTCGTGGGACGCCGGCAACCTCCTGGTCAGCGCGACCGATCTGGTTGTCGACGGCTACTGGATTCATGCCCCGGTCGTTCATACGGGCGGCACGAACCTGACCATCCGTAACTGCGTCATCGAGGCTCCTGCGGGCGTCGGCTTCTGGGGCATTGGCTGCAACGGTGACGATCGCGGCCTGCTTACGGTCGAAGACACCACGGTCATCTGTGAACCCGGTCCAAGCACCACCGTGTACGGCGTGGGCATCCAGAGTGACGCTCGGGCGATCGTGCGTAGGTGCGACGTGTCCGGCTCTGGCGATGGCATCCACGTGTGCGGTATCCCCGGCGCGAGCTTTGCAGACGGTTCGATTGTCTCGCAGAACTGGGTGCATGATCTGTCCTTCCTGGACAGTGAGCAGCACCTTGACGGCATCCAGGTCTTCAACACCACCGCCGACAACACGACGACCGACACCTGGGTCACCATCGAGCACAACTACATCGAGGGCGCGATTGGTCCCGTGGGCGAACCGATCAACTCGGGCCTCACGCTGGGCAAGCCTCCTGGTGACGACACCGGCCCGTACCTCACGCCGAAGATCGACAACAACTTCTTCCAGGCCGGCATCTACCACGCTCGAATCGGGCGCAGGGTTCAGGACGCCATCGTTACGAACAACAACCTCGGCACCCTCCACTGGGGCGGCGCTACCGAGGTTGGCCTGATCGACGTTGACCTCTCCGGCTCCGTGGACACCTGGACCAATAACCGTGACGGTGACGGTCCTGCTGGCACGGGAACCACCGTTGACAATCCGCTCCCGTAAGGAGGTTGAACCATGGCAGAAATCCTGGGGCGCAAGCTCCGTGTAGACGGCGAATGGGTCGACTTCCCTTCGGGTGGTGGCGGTGGCGAGATCGCCGATGGCTCAGTGACCTACGCGAAGCTCGACCTTGAGGATGGAGACATTCCTCAGGCCAAGGTGAACAGCCTCGTCACAGATCTAGCCGGTAAGGCCGCAAGCTCGCACACGCACACCAACTATCTGCTGGCATTCCGTTGGAACGGTTCGGCCTATGTCGCCTCCAGCGGTGCCGGTCTGTACGTCGGCCCTGAAGCTCCCGCAACGGCCGCTGACGGCTCATTCTGGGTGGTGGTTCTCTAATGTCCCTGATGGGTGAGTCGTTTACGAACGACGATGCTGATGCGGCGTACCTGACCATGGGTGTCGGTACAGCCGCAGCACTCTATGAAGGTGCATTCACCGTCGCCATATTGATGAAGACCGAGAGTGACGACCGAGGCATTTTTGCCGGATGGTCGGACACTGTTGGTGGCACCGACGTTGGCGGCTACTTCATCACGGGTGGCGAGCTGTACGGACGCAGCGACTTCTCCTCCGGGTATGGAACTGACCTCGGGGACGAGGTGTGGCGTTGGCTCGTCGTCTCCAAGCCGGCTGGGTCTGCCCACCTCCGCTGGCACGTTGCCGATCTGGCAACCCTCACCTGGAGCCACGGCGAAAGCACTGGAGCCGGTAACCACGGCAACCAGGCCACTGCGGCTGCTTTTTCGATCGGCTTCTATCAGTACGGTTTCGGCCACACCTCGTCGCACTTTGCTGCCGGCGCTGTGTGGAAGTCCGAGCTGAACGACGCTGCGGTCGAGGCCGCCTGTACCGGACTGGCACAGGATCTCGCCGCAGCACTACCCGACGCGGGCTGGCTGGCACCTGAAGCGGATGCCGGCACTGCACTCGTGGACTTCACCGAGGGTGGAGCGGACGAGACGGCCCGGCAGTTCATGGTCACCTCGGCCGATCCGGTCGATTTCGACTTCTCTCTAACTCCAGTCGACCCGCCCGAAGATGTGGACACCCCGTTCTATGTCCGGGTTTCTGGCGTCTGGATGCCCATTCCGCTTAGCGGATATCTCGAGCCTTAACCCTTTCATCGCAGTCCCGGCGACTGCATTTCTGCTTTTCACATACGTCCAGGAGGCGTACCGCAATGACACAGCCCGAAGTTCAGCCGACCGGCCAGGAGCCGGCTGCTACCGAACCAAACACCCCTGCCGCACCGCCTGCACCCGCAGCTCCGAAGGCCCCGAAGACTGAAGAGTGGTACGAGGCCGAGATCCGCAAGCTGCGTGACGAGAACGCTTCGTGGCGGACCAAGATTCGTGACGCTCAGCCGACCATGGAGGAGCTGGCGAAGGAGATCGAGACTCTGAAGTCCGATCGCGACAAGGCCACGCGTGAAGCCCTGGTGGCGAGCATCGGCCGGGACCTTCCCGAAGACCTGCTCAATGAGCTGCGTGAATCTAGCGCGACCACGGAGGAAGCCCTCACGAAGAAGGCGGCCGTGCTGCGGAAGTACGCAGAGATCGCCAAGGGCAAGGAATCGAACGAGGCTCCACCGGAGAAGCTCGGTGGCGGACTCGGTGGCGGAACTGGCGGGGATTCATTCGACGCGGCTGAGGTTGTTCGCGGCGTCCGTGCCCGCAGGGGCTAAACCCTACGTCTCTTTACACACACTTGCTAATGTGTCTTACTAAGGAAATCAAAAAGTGACTCTCAATACTGTCATCAAGCCGGAGCGGATGGCCGCTGTTGCAGCGGAAGCCGTGAAGCAGGCGACCGTTATCCCGAACCTCATCACGGCCGAAGGTTTCGACCAGTTCCGGGGCGCGGAGAACGACACCGTTCACATCACGGTTCCTGGCTACCTGCCTGCACGGGAGATCCCGGCATGGCGTGCGGAGCGTTCGAGCCCGATCACTCTCGACGCCTACGGCCAGCGGCGCATCGCCATCACGCTCGGTGGAAACACCTACCAGGCGACCAAGCTTCAGGACGAACAGAAGGACTTCGACCTGATGAAGTGGTCGGAGATCGTGACCGTTCAGGGTGAAGGTATCGGCCGGAACCTTGAGCGCAAGTGCGTGAACCTGGTTCTTCCGTACCACGCGTCGACCAACCCGAAGGGCACCCCGTACGAGGTCACCATTGGTGGCGCTGTGTCGGGCCGTAGCTCCGGTGGAATGCGTGCCGACCTGATCGCTCTGCGTCGGGCCTGCAACAAGATCCGGATGCCGCTGGAGGGTCGTACCTTCCTGATGGGCTCTGGCATCGAAGAGGCTCTGCTCGCGGACGAGAAGATCGTTCTGTCGCAGAACACCTCGGAAAGCACCGCTGAGGGCGCACTGCGTGAGGCTCGGATCGGCCGTCTGTTCCAGATGGACCTGGTGGTCTCGCCAGAGCTTCCGGATGACTTCGGTGCCGTGTTCGTGCGTGGCGCGTACGCGATGGCAACTGCCGCACCGAGCGTTCCGGACAGCATCAAGTTCGGCTCGACCGCAAGCGCTGGTGGCTTCGCAACCGTCCGGTGGATGAAGGACTACGACCCGACGCTGTTCGTTGAGCGGTCGGTCGTGAACCTCTACAACGGAACCCGGTACGTCACGGACGTTCTGTTCGATGAGGACAACGAGGACGTTGCTCACGACGCCAACGGCGACCCGTTCGAGTACATGATCCGTGCCGTCGCGTTCGACCTGGACGCCACCTCGGATGTCCTGCCGACTGGTTCGGACCCACGTGCCGTGGCGCTGACGCGCATCACCGGCCTGGGCGACGCTGCCTAATAGCTCATTCCCGCTTCAGTAGTTCTCACAGGAGCCACGAAAACTGTCCGAGGGTACCTCAGGGTACCCCTGGAAAAGATCTTGGCTCCTGTGAAGCCCACTGAGGCGGCTCCACCCGAGCGACCGTCAGTCCCTGTCGGATGCTCACCTGGGAGTTCACATGGAACCCTTCGCACTGGTGGAGGACGTTCAGCGGCGGCTGGACTTCGTGCTCGATGAACGCGAGGAAGAGGCCGTTTCGGCACACCTTGAGGACATGAGCAACGAGGCGCGATACATCGCCGGTCGCGAGTGGCCAGAGCCTGAGAGCGCTCCATACGAGATTCGCACAACGGTCATCATCTCCGTGACTCGGTGGGCGAAGAACATGAACGCCATCACCCTGTCCCGTGCTGGTGATGAAACCGTTGAATGGGATGACGTTAAGCCTGAGCACGCTGTTCCGTGGTTCACGCCACAGGAGCAGAAGAAGATCAAGGCTATCGGTGACGGTCGCCGCGGGTACTTCCTGGGAACCGTTGAGATGGTTGCTTACCTGCCGGAAAACGGCTTTGCAGCTCAGGACGACGGCATGATCCCGGTCGCTTCTATGCAGACGCCATTCCCGATGTTCAACCCGGCAACTGACGGGTGGTAACCAATGTCCATCACTCCGCAGCGCCGGCGAGGGCAGCCGATTGTTCTGTACCGGTCCAAGACCACCACTGACTCACGTGGGAACAAGGTTCAGACCGTCGATGAAGAAAGCCCTTACTCAACTCGTGGCTGGGTGATTCCCGGACGCAGCTCAAGGGCTGAAGTTCCTGGACAGATGGACATTGACATCGTCCGTATTGGTGTCGGCTCAGACTTTCCCGGCGTGGACTCATGGTCTCGCGTGCTGTGGAAGGGCGATCTGTACGACGTGGTTATCCCGCCGCTCTATCACCACGGGACCCGCCACGTTCGCCACTGGACGATCGACCTTCGGAAGAGGCCGTAGTGGCTGAAGTCTTCCGAACCATCAAGGGCCGTCCAGTTGAGGAATACCTCGTGGAGCTGCCCGGCACGGCCAGGGCTATGCGTTCGTACGCGTTCGAGCTCGAAGCCCACGCTGAAGTTGTTCTCGAAGCCGCTCGCGATTTCTCCCTGATGATCGGAAGGCCATTCGAGGAGAACGCCAAAATCACTTCCGAGAGGGAGAGCGGCAACCGATGGAATGTCTGGCTGGACGACACCGGCAATGAACGGCAGGGCGCAGCCAGCAGCATCGAGTTCGGACGTCTGCCCGGCATGCAAGAAGGTACCGGTGCCATGGCTGGACTGGAGATCCTTGGACAGGCCGTTCAGATCCTCAAGGATAGACATAGAAGGTCTCTGAGGTAATCCCGTGGCCAACATTCCACCGGAGATCCTGGCCATCAATGAGCACGTTCCGGCGGAAGACTTCGTACTCGCGCTCTTTCGGGAGAGGTTCGAGGAACTCGATCTCTCCACCCCGGTTCACCTCGTGACCCAGATCTCCAGAGATCAGCCCCGTCCAGCAGTTCTTATCCGGAAGCTGCCTACGTTCTGGGAGTTCCGTTCTGACGAACGATTCCTGAACTCAATGGATCTCACGATTCACTGCTTTGCAGATGATCCGGACGGAGACAAGGACGCGTCACGTCTCTCTGAAGCATGTCGGGTCATTCTTCGTGACGCCTGGCTGAACAACTACTCGAACCCGGAACACGGGTCGATTACATACTTCGAGGTTCTTTCGCCTCCTCGCCGGACTCCTGACTGGGCCACCTCTGTAGGTCCCGTTCAGTACGCCGACCTACCAAGCAATGTCCACCGTTACGAGGGTCGATACCGAATCGTCGTGCGCAAGCCGCGTAATCCCCCGTACCCCACTCCATAAGGAGAACGCCTTAAATGGCTAAGAATGACAACTCGACCCTTGTTGTGGGGTCGGGTAACTTTTACACGGCTCCGACCGGCACGGCTATGCCCGGAAGCCTTTCGAGCGCCCCATCTGACCCGTGGGAAGAGATCGGCCACACCAGCCTTGAGGACATCTTCACCTTCGCATCTGAAGGTGGCGAGGCGACCACTCTGGGAACCCTCCAGTCCAAGGCACTCCGGACGACCTTCGCTCCCCGGATCGAGTCCTTCAACATCACCCTCCAGCAGTTCGACCGGAAGTCCCTGCGGCTTTACTACGGTGCGAACGCTGAGATGCTGACCAACGGCACCCTTGCCATTCCGCAGAGCCCGTCCCCGACTGAGGTTGCCCTCCTGGCCATCTTCGTTGACGGCGAGAACCGGTTCGGTGTCTACGTTCCGCGGTGCGAGATCTTCCGGTCGGACGACGTTGCTGTCTCTGACGCAGAGTCGCTGGTTGGTCTGCCGCTGAACCTCAAGCCGCTGGTCTACTCGACCAACGACTGGACGTACGCCATCACGCCACTGGGCACGATCGCTGCCACCACCGCAGTTGCTGGAACGCCTGGTTCGTTCACGCCGGAAGGCTCGGACGCTCCTATCTCGATCAGCGCAATGTCTGGTGTTACCGCATCGCCGGCAACCGAATGGACCGTGGGCCAGTACGTGGAGCTGGACGACGGTTCGCCAGTCCACTGGGACGGCGACTCGTGGGAGACCGGTCTGGCTCCTGGCGCCTAATCCGCGCTTTCCCCTCCAGTGTATCGGCGGACCCTGCACTGGAGGGGCTTCTCCTCTCGTTCATCTTTTCCGCCTGTTCACGAATCCTGAACGCACTCAAAAACTGAACCTGAAAGGGTCCGCACCCAATGGGTACCACGCTTGATTCAATCCGTAAGGCGGCTGACGCTGCTTACGGCTCGTACGACATCGACCTTGAGACCAAGAACGGAAAGCCCGTCGCGGGCAAGACTGTTCGGCTCCTGAACGCACTCCGCATTTCTGCCGACAAGCGCAAGACGCTGGGCGACCTGAAGAAGAACATGGGTGCGGAGGATGCCGACCAGTCTGCCGTTCTCCAGGAAATGATCCTGCTCGTTGCCGAGGACCCAAAGAAGGGGCAAATGCTCCTGGACGCCGTGGGCGATGACCTGGCAATGCTGGTTCAGATTGTCAAGGAGTACGGAGAGGCTACCCAGATGGGGGAAGCCTCAGCCTCGCGCGACTAATAGACGAATACGGCGAGGGCCTCTATCCCGATCTGAAGTTTCACTACGGCTATGACCTGGTGGACGTGATCGAGGGTAGAGGCCCTTCTCCGTATCTGGTCCTACTGGACGTGCAGAGGCTCCCCGACGATTCCCTCACTTCTGCCCTGGCTAATGGTGGCCGGCAGTTCTTCGGATGGGGCCAGACCAGATACATGCTGGCCGACATTTTCGATGCGGTGAACACCAATACCCGTGCCACCGGGAACTGGGCCAAGGGCAAGGTCCCGAAGATTCCCGAATACCCGCGACCCAAAAAGAAGACGCCGGATGCTCCCCGAAAGGGCGCGGTCAAGAGCCTGTTTAACAGGATGCATGGAGGCAAGTAATGACTTCGCCCACTGGGGATGTCTTCGCCCGGCTCAAGGCAGAACTGGTTCCCGATCCCACTGGATTCCGCCAGAAGACTCAGCGAATCGTTGACGCCACCGAGGACTCGATCGATCCCATTGAGGTCGGCATTGAGCTGACCGGAGCCGAACGAATCATCGCACAGATGAAGGCTCTGGCTCGGGCCGCTGCAACCGACGTTCCCGTTGGCGTAGATGTCCAGGGCATCGACATTGCACAGGCAGCACTTACCCGACTCACCCAGTTCGACTTCGGAAACATCGCACTCCAGCTCCCGGTCAGCGAGTTTGAGGCCATCAAGAACAACCTCAACGAAATCACCAAGGGTTTCCAGACGATGGTTACCCCGGAGATCCTGAGCGTTGATGAGCTTCGCCGCATCGGGGCAGAGCTGGACAAGCAACTGGCACGTCCTCGAGAAATCACGGTCGCCACATTCCTTGACACAGAATCCCTCCGGACTGTACGGAACAGCGTCCTGGACTTCGCGCACGAGCTGGCAGTTGAGTCCAACAAGCGGATGCGGTTCACGCCCACCCTTGACTTCAACTTTGACGAGCTGGCTGCCGGGATCGCACGAGACATCGGGTTCCGGCTGTACCCAGAGATCGACAATGCAGCTCTCGCAGCAGCTATTGCGCGCCTTCGCGCGACCTTCACTGGGACCTTCTATCACATCCGTCCGATCGTGGATAACGCAGCAATGCGACTGGCTGGTATGCAGCTCGCTCGGCTCTCCGGTGCACGTGTGGCAACGGACCAGATCGAGAGCATGTACCGGGCATTCCAGAATCTCGATCGCGCTCTACCAACCATCGCTACTCTCACGACGGGCATCATTGGCCTGATCGGCTGGCTCGGAGCTGCGGTCAGCAACGTCTTCGCACTGGGCGCAAGCCTGGCACAGATCGCCCCACTGGCACTGGCCCTGCCTGCCCTGTTCGCTGCCGCTGGCGTCTCTGTCGGTGTATTCGTAGCAGCATTCCAGGACTTCAATACCGTCTTCCCTGGAGTCAAGGCGGAACTTGCTGCGCTCCAGGATCAGATCTCTACCAACTTCTGGGC